ATGATCCAGGCGAACTGGTAGGTGTTGAGTTCTGAGGTGGCAAACTCAGCCACTTGGTCGAGACCGTTAGCATAGACTCGATACACTTGAATACAAAATCGGTCTGCCCAGTCTGAGGATCCGTAGGCAGGATCTGCACCGATGACGTAGTAAGCAGTGTCAATGGGTTGCTCCCAGATCTTGAGTGTACACAGTCGCTCAGTTGCTCGCACGACTTGGGTGTCTTGGAACAGACTACCAAACACGTAGGTGTAGGCTTCATAAGGTTTTGTCTTCGCAATCTTGGCTGCGTCTGTACAGCGGGAGTTAGAAAAGAAGCTAGTGCCTGTCATCACAAAGGCATAGTCTTCTGTAGGGGGAAACTCTTGGTACATCAGGGACTCGTCTTTAATCCCTTCTGTCATTTTCCAGCGCCACCAAGCAATCTGGCGGGAGTTGATCTCGTAATTGTAGAGCTTCTTAATGTCCTTGACCCACTCCTTCTCTTCAGGCTTTAGTCTGCCGTTCCAGTAGGCTTTGTACTCAGGGGTCTCAGCATCAATCATGTAGTACTCGTTACGCCACCAGCCACAAAAGATGGCTTTCTGAGTACGAGCAGTCTTAGCAGTTTTGTACATGTCGTGGAACATGTTGAAGCCTTGTGCGGTGCTTTCAAACATGTAAAGCCGCTCAGGATTCTTCTCAGCAAGAGAGGCTATCAGAGAGGCCAATCCCTCTTCGTTTCCCCACGAGGCAGTTTCTGTGCCGTGAAGGTAAGTGATCGCCTTGCCCTGCCCCAAACGAGATTTATTGCCAGCGATCTGATAAAAAATTCTTGATCTGTTCTTGAGTACAAGTTGGTTTCTATTGTGGGCAGATAACGGGATCTTGTATTGCTTGGGGAGTCCTTCCATGTACATGCCCAGAGTCGAGCGGAACATGTCACGGTTTTCCTCCGTATCAGCCACCAGCGTTCCCTGCCAGCCTGGGTGCGTAAACTGCCAGTAGAGGTCGAGAGCCAACGATATTGTCGTGATACCCAACTGACGACCCTTGAGGATAACAAAGAAGTGAATGTCATTGTCTAACCCTTTTGCTATCTCACTCATCGTGTAAGTCTGAGTACCCAGCAGCTTACCCATCTTCTGTAAGCCAGCTTCCTTAGTCTCAATCTTCAATTCTGCACAGAACTTGTAGAACTGCTGGAGATTAAATTTCATTATGGTTTCCCCATTTGTTCATCTGTCCACCCCGCTATCTCCCAAGCAACATCTCTGTTCCTAGCCAGCCGGATCAACTCCTTGTAATGCCACTCACTGTATTTTGCTTTCCAAGACTTAGCTAGCTTAATCTTTTGCTGCTTCCTAGTGCAGTGCATGGCAACAAGCATTTCTCTTTTCATCTGCAAGCGCGATTCGTACAACTGTGTCCGTAACGCCACGCTCATAACCTGTCTCATAAACTTTTTGTAATTGCTGCTGCTGCATCACCCGCACGGCCTCACTCTGGTAAAGACGGATCAACAACAGGTTGCACTGCCACCTGAGTTCATCTTCATCCATCCAGAGGAAATCAACCATACAGCACCTTTATCTGGTTCTCCATACTCTGACCCTACCTTCTTCTGTTCGCGCCTCAAAAGCCCTAGCAAGGCGCTTGCCAGCCCTGTAGTTGGCATTGAGCACCTTCGCTCTAGCCTCCAGCGGCACAACAAAAGAATCCCCTATGTCCATCACCTCGTAAGGGTAGTCATACACCACCCGACTTACAGGCATCTTTATATCTCTATCTATCTCTATCTTCACACTAGGCATACAACCCTCTCAACTTATATCTGCATACTACTAGATAAGTTGCTTGCACGCAAGCACCAGTGTCTTCGTTTCACTCAGCCAAAAAAAAGCCCGCACAAGTGGCGGGCATAAAGTGAACAAGTGCAACTGCGAATTGCACAGCAATCTTACAGGAAAACTAGAAAATTTTTATGGGGGGGTAATGTGGGGGGCACACCTTTTCACCCCCTCCGTCCCCATTCAAGTTCCACACCTCACATGTCATAACTGAGCACTTTGTCAACGTGTCCATTCCCTAATTGAGCACATGCCGAGCACTTGGCATGGCTAAGCACTACGCTAGCAAGGTGAGGGTTCATCTGTCCCTAATTGTTTGGACACGGGGGGCGGGGAGAGACAGACACCCTTTCATCTGACCCTAATTACAGATGCAACATACTAGATACATACACACAAACACAATGTTAAGTATTCTAGTAATACTAAGTATACACTAGAGTGTTGCACTTGCACACTTGTCCGATCATTACTCAAAGTGATAAAACACCAGATCAACATGAGATCTCTATCTAAAAATAGTTGATAAAAACATGTTGACACCTAGTAACTAGGTATACAATCTAGGGCAACGGCAACGGATAACGTGTCGTTAACTCCTAACTTAACTTAAGGGCAGTGCCATGAAAACATACAAGTTCATTATTCACGCTTCACCCTCGGAGCGTGGTGCTATTGAGGGCTTTGTTACTACTTACCCGATGTCAACGGTTCACCGTGAATACTATGAGGGGTCATTGGATCGAGTGGAAGCAAGAGTTCAAGAACTCAAGCAAGAGTTGATTCAAGAGCGAGAGTTTGAGAGCGGCAAGGGCTTTAGTATTGATGCCTTGCTTATCAAGGGACAACGCAAACCGAACGGGTTCGATGCCCGCCGCCGTCATCGTTGCACAAATTACATTGCCGCTTGAGGGGTTAACCATGAAATACGATCAAAAAGACTTTGAGCTCAATCCTAAAAAGTATGAGCTATTCAAAACGGCTGTTGTTGCAACCAACATCTTTACTCATGATGGCTGGGATGATCTGAGACAAGGTGAGATAGTGGCTATCAGATATGCAGGCGAATATAACAACCCGCTCTATCGCCGGAAAGAGCCCATGTATCAGATCAATGACAAGAAACAGTTTTTGTATGCAAACTATTTGAGCAACTTTGTTCTCTAACATTTCAACTAGTAACCTCACGCGTGGGGTTACTGGGTGCAATGTTGCATCATCCTAACTTAATGAGGTAGTACCCATGATTGCTATTCATACTAAACGATTGCCAGCTACTGACACACGCGGCACAAGAATTAAAGCCTTCACCAATTCTGGCTTTAGTTTCACTATTCCATATCCTCATGATCTAAGTTATGAAGCCTGCCACTTTGAAGCCGTCAAAGGCTTGATTGAGAAATATAACCTTGAATGGGACTTGTCCGATATGCGCTACGGTGACAGCGCCGATGGCAAGGGATACGTTTTCTGCTTTGCAAAATCAAAGGTGACACCATGAAAAGCCTATTTCTTGACCTTATCCGCGCTCTTATCTTTGTGGCCTTATTTGCTGGCCCTGCCGCCGTTCTTATGTATTTCAAGGGGTAAACCATGTTAACAACTGATTTCACCGGCACTTACGATTACGAACAAGAAGAGGCAAAACACGCGGCCTCTTACATCCTTGACGATGTTTATGACGGTTATACAAACCCAGAGGAATTGCCCTTCACGCTAGAGAAAGAGCGTCAACACTGGAAGAAACACCTTCCCGATACTTTTGAGGACTTTGACAAACACTTCACTCAATTTATTTCTGAGGGCTTAGAGCATGCCCTCAAGGGCTATCAACTGTCTCAAGAGGGGTAAACCATGAATGACCAGGATTGGCCCACTACACGCACATTTCCCAGGTCATTAGCGGAGGCCTTCCCTAATGATCCTGAGAATAGCTGTGCAATAACTGTATACACAAGCAAACCTCTTGACCGCTCTGACATTGTGACGATATGCTGCACCCTTATCGTCATCTCCCTCACTATCCTTCCATTTATCCATCACTGAAAGGTTGACTATGTTTCCTAACTCGCACACCCCCCCACGCATACACGCACCCGACAGGGCACGTAAAACCGACCCAGAGACCTCAAAAGAGGCTGGACTTAGTGCACCTACTGCAAAACACTTTGAGGCCATTCTAGGGGCTTTAAACGAGTTTGGCCCCTTAGGTGTCCACGGGATCGCAACTGTGGCTGATTTAGACCCCTCGCAGGTGTTCAGGCGCATGACTGAGCTTGAACGTATGGGCTTTGTGAGGCTTACAGGTTACAAAGTGTCGTCCCCTAGCTGCCGTTCTGAACGTGAATGGGAGGCTGTCACTCATGACTGACGAACAAATTATTGAGATGGCTAGGCAGGTTGCTGGCATGATAACAATTCATGCTAACGGAGAAGCAACCTATTCTTTTTATGAATACCAACTAAAAACCTTTGCCAATCTAGTAGCACAGCATGAGCGTG